CATGGAAAAAATTCACCTACGGCAATTGGCGCGAAATTGGACGCTAGTGCGCCGATCTGCGACGATCCTCGCATGGACGCAGAGAAGAAAGTCGAGTCGTACGCCACTGGTGTCGAAACTGGTCGCGTGGTTTGCGGTCGTTGGATATACGCGGCGATGCGTCGATGGCGCGCCGACCTCGAGCGCGACGACCTGCGCATGGACTGGGCTGCGGTCGATGCGATCGATGAGCACTTCCGCTCGCTGAGCCTCGTCGGCGACGACAGCGGCACCGCGTTCGAACTGCACCCGTGGCAACTGTGGGTGATCGCCAACTTGTGGGGGTGGCATTACATCGCCGACGGTCGCCGCCGCACGCGCCTCGGCATCGTGCAGGTCGCCAGAGGCAACGGCAAGACGACGCTGATGGCAGGCCTTGCATTGTGGGATCTGTTCAGCGGCGACGGCAAGCGCGTGCATGTGCTGGCGAACAACGAAGAGCAGGCCGCGATCTGTCTCGACACGGCGCGCACGATGATCCGCCGACAGGCTCGCCCGGGTGTGAGCGTGCTCTGGGATCGCATCGAACGCAAGGCTGAGGACTGCATGATGACGGGTCTACCCGCGCTCGAGCGGGCGTTGGACGGCTTGAACCCGTCGATGTGGATCGCCGACGAGGCGGCAGAATTCAAGGGGAGGTTCCTCACCAAACTTCTGACCACTGGATCGAAGCGCAAAGAGTCGCTCGGCGTGGTCATCACCACGCCCGGCAGCAACCCCGAGAACATCTACGGCGAGTTGGTCAGCAGCGCCGAGTCGATCTTGCAAGGCGAAACCGAAGATGATTCGATCTTCGCCGCGCTCTACGGACTCGACCCAGCGGACGCGCTCGACGATGTCGGCGCGTGGCCGAAAGCGAATCCCGGCATGATCCACGGTCAGCCCGACCGCACGGCGCTCGCCCGAAGCTGGACGACCATGAAACGCAGCCCAATGGGGCGCTCGGAGTTCAGCCGCTACCACGCCGCGAGACTCGACGAGAACACGGGCGGATGGCTCGACATGGGTCTTTGGCCGGGCGGCAAGGTCATCGACTGGGCTGCGTTGAAGGGGCGACCCGCGTGGGTTGGCCTTGACCTCAGCAAGTCGCTCGACATGACAGCGATGGTGGTGGCCGTCCCTCTCGACGATGGCACCGTTGCATTGCGAGGGCATTACTGGTGGCCGACGCACGATGTGCAGAAGCGCGAACTCGACTACCGAATGCCGATCCGAACATGGGCGACCGAGCGCAAGATCACGCTCACACCGGGCCGCGAGATCGACTACGAGAGCGTGCGCGCATGCCTCAATACCCTGCGCGATGAGTTTGATTTGAGGGTTGTGGGGTACGACGCGTGGGGGTCAAAGTATTTGGTAGAGGTCTGCGAAGCCGACGGCATCCCGATGACCGCCTATCGCATGGGCATCAGCACCTTCGGCCCAGGGTGCCAACTGTGGCAGAACCTCTGGGCAGGCGGAAAACTAATCATCGGCGATGACCCGATCCTGCGCCGCTCGTGCGCCGAAGCGCAGGCTCAGCAGGACCGCAATGGCAATGTCCGACCAGTTAAGAGCAGGAACTATTGCATCCTCGACCCGCTCGTTGCGAGCATCATCGCCATGCATACATGGGGTGGCAAGCAGGCTTCGTGCTACGAGCAAACTTAAGTTACGCGCAACCTTGATGTGTTAGTACCCGCAACGATGTGCACATGCTGCGGGGATTCCTTCAACGCATGTTCGTCGGTCCGTTCACCTCGACCATCATCGATCAAGGTGGTGGCTCGCTGCCGTTCGTTGGACCAGCGAATGCGATTCGCTACACGCCCGTCTACCGCGCCGTCACGCTGATCGCGAACGACATCGCACGCGTATCGCTTGAGTGCAGCGACACGGGCGCGGACTCGCTGCTTGCATCGCCATCACCGTACATGAGCGCGTTCGAATTCCGCCGCGCCATGACCATGCAAGTGCTGCTCTACGGCAACGCGTTCGCCGCGATCAATCGCAGCGTCGGCGGCGAGATGCTCGAGTTAATTCTCTTGCAGCCCGACACCGTGACGCTCGACCTTACGACTGGCGTGCCGATCTATCGCACGATGGCGTACGGCGCGCTCTCCGCGTCGCAAGTCTTCCACCTGCGCGCACCATCCACCAGTGGACTGTGGGGCGAGTCGCCGATCAATCTCTGCCGCACATCGATCCAGCTCCTCGCAGCGCAAGAAGAGATGGCGCTGAAGGCGTACTCCAATGCGGGCAATCCGAAAATCGCGCTCGTGCACCCGGGTCCGCTGTCACTCGAGGCGCGCCAGCGCATCATGTCGGACTACGAGGCCAAGCACGCAGGCACCGCGAACACTGGCAAGCCGCTCGTGCTGGCCGAGGGCATGCGCATCGAGCGCATCAGTTCGACGCTCGATGATGCAGGACTCGCCACTGCTCGACAGTACAGCGTCGCGGATGTCTCGCGCATCTACGGCGTACCGATGTCGTACCTCTCAGAGAACGCCGGCCCGTCGTACGGAACGCTCGAGTGGCTGACCCGCATGTATGTCGATGCGTGTCTCACGCAGTGGCTGCACTGCTGGGCAAGCGAGATCACGAACAAACTTCAGAACGCATACGACAGCGTCTACTGGGACACCGACGAACTTGTGCGACCAGGCATCGCCGAGACGATGTCGGCGCTGCGCACCGCTGTCGAGGCAGGCTTCATGACGCGCAACGAAGCACGAGATGAACTCGACCTGATGCCACTGCCCGGCCTTGACGCGCCGATCGTCGCGATGAACATGGGCACGGGCGGCGGGCAAACCAACCTCGGCACCGACACGAGCGGAGAGGCAGGAACACCCAATGATTTCACGCCGTGACTTCACATCGTCGCCCGCTGTCGAAGGTCGCACCCTCACGGGCATCGCTGCCGTGTACGGCCAGCCCTCGCGATTGATTCGAGAGCAGGGGCGCTCATTCACCGAGCGAATCGCCCCGGGTGCATTCGGCACGGTCGGCGATGTGAAACTTTATTACAACCACGATGCGTCGATGCCGCTTGCTCGCACGCAGTCGGGCACGCTCAAACTTGACTCGCGCGCCGACGGTCTGCACTACACCGCGACTCTGCCAGAGACAACGCTCGGCAACGATGTGCGCGAACTGCTGACACGCGGCGACCTCACTGGCGCGATGTCGTTCGGCTTCTTTGTGACTCGCGACACTTGGAGCAAAGACCGCACGGAGCGCACGGTGAACGCCGCGACGCTCGTTGAAGTGTCCCTTGTGCAGGACGCTGCTTACCCCCAAACCACTTCGAGCCTGCGCCATGTTGACGCAGCAAACGACGCAGCCGTCATCGCACGGCTCGAACTCCACATCCAAAGGATGAACAATGTCTGACATCGACGAACTGAACAGCATCAACCACGAATACCGTAAGAGCCTCGAGCGCTTCCAGAAGCGCACTGGCCTCGCACCGCAAGCCGTTGACACTCTCGGCAGCGGCGAAGAGAAGCAGAAGTTTGACCGCATGGATGCGGACATGACCGCGATCGAGCGCAGCGCGCAGAACGCTCGCGCCGAACTTGAGGCTCGTCTTGCTCGCCTTGAGAAGACCCCGCAGCTCGAGAGCCGCGCAGGTAACGGTCGCATCTCTGGCGCATCGAGCGACCCGAGCACGCCCGAGTACTCGGCGCGATGGCTCAAGGCCATGATCACCAACGATCAAGGCGAACTCCGCGCCATGGCGACCAGCACGACCAACGCGCCAGTGCCGACTGACATGGAGCGACGCATCATGGGCAAGCTGTACCAGAACTCTGTTCTGCGTCAGATCGCCAATGTGCAGACGATCGACAGCAAGCGCACGATCACGGTCGAGGCGACCATCCCGACCGCTTCGCTCGTAACCGAAGCAAGCGCAATCACCGCTACCGACTTCACTTTCGACGCTGTGTCGGTCGTGCCGTACAAGTATGTCTCTGCTTGCAAAATGTCGGTCGAGTTCCTGCAGGACGCAATGGCTGCCGGCGGTCCCGACACCGCGCTTTCGTATGTCGCTGACCGACTCGGCATCGCGATCGCTCGCGCTACCGATTCGGCGTACACCGTCGGCACTGGTTCGTCGCAGCCGCAAGGCATCGGCGCAACTGGATCGACTGCATGGGCAACCACCAACAGCGGTCGCATCATCAATCAGGGTGTGCAACTTGCGGAAGACGCATTGATCAGCGCAATCACCGCCGACAATGTGATCGACTGCGTGCACGCAGTTCCGCCGCAGTATCGCGCTTCCCCTCGCTTCCAGATCCTGCTCAGCGACACCGCGCTGCGCAACATCCGCAAGTTGAAGGACACCGCCGGCTACTATGTGTTCTCGCCAGCGCAAGCAATGCCGGGAACCAATGT